CATGCCGGTGGTGTCGTTGGCCCCGGTGGCGGTGTTCTGGTATCCGGTGCGCTTGTCGGGGCGAGTCCCGGTCGGCTTGTTCTCCGCCATCGCTTCGATGTCTTCGTCGTTGTCCTCGCCCTCCTTCTGGTGCTCGTTGCGCTCGTTGTCCACGTCTTCGACGTCATCCTTTCGGATGTCTACCTCGAAAAAGCCGCTCTTGTTCACCGAGCGCTCCAGACTGTCGCCGGTCATCTGACCGTTCTCGCCGTTGTCCTGGTCGTACTGCTCATCCTCGAATGTGTAGTCGCCAGGGTTCGCACCGTCGTCGTTCTTCGGCTCCGGCTTGGCGTTGATGGTCTTCTTGGTAACCGTCACCAAGGTCTTGGCCAGATTGTGCGACCCGCAAAAACGGCAGACCTGCGCACCCTTGCCGTTCATCTTCCCGCACTGGTTGCACTTGATCTGGCCCATGGCCTTGGTGACGGTGGTCACCTTCGGTGCCCCGGAACGGTTCTTCACGAGCTTGATGTGCGCGTGCCCGTTGGCCCCGTCAGCAACCAGGTCAACGCGGTCATAGCGCATTCCGGTGAGAACCTGGCGCTTCCTGACTGCGGTGGTCATGACAGAGGTATCCTCCTTCCCGTTCCTTGGACCGAAAACATCTTGAACTTCCCCTTCTTCACTCCGTCCCACGCGACCGGATCGCTGATGTGGAAACCGGTCCACCAGGCAATCGGAAGAACTCCGTGCGGGATGCCCATGGCGTCCCACTTGTCCGGCGTGGAGACGAAGCTTTCGATCAAACTGCCCTTGCCGCCGGAGCCCACGTGCTCGGTGCCCTGGTCCCGGCTGTTGAGGGTGAAGTCGTAGGCGGCGTCTTCGATGTCCTCAACGCGGCGAAGAACATCTCCCTGCCAGTCCGCGTACTCCTGGTACTGGCCGCCTTCCGGAAGATATCCGACGGAAGCCCAGCCGAAAACATTCTGCTTCTCCGGAACGAACTTCTGAATCCGGTGGACCGTCTTAAAGATGTAATTCGAGTCAGCCCTTGTTTTCAGAACCCGCATGTCCGGGTTTCTCGTTCCGACAAGTTCTGCGAAACCCCAGAACTCTTCGTCCGTGATTTTAAGTCCCATGACTTCAGTCCGTCAAACGAGCAAAGGCTTCACCGACCGAAACCAGAACTCCGCTGGACTTGGAAACCTTCGGGCTGCTGTCCAACGGGTTCTTCACACCGAGCGCGCGAGCACGCCTGGCGATCAGCCGCTTGGCCGCTCCCACATCTCCGTGACCGCTTCTGGCCAGCGTCGCGGCGTTCTTCAAGTCCTCGGTGTCCTCGATCGGATAGCTCTCGTTCGGCAATGCCTTGCCCTGCTGGGCCAGCTTCCGGCGGTTGGCCGCCGAATGGAACTTCTTCTGGATCTGCATCTTTGCAACTCCCGCCGGGGTGTAGTCGATCGGCTTCTGCTTCTTCCTGCGCTGCTTCTTCCGGTTCGTCCACTCGTTGTCCATGTCGCGGGCGAACTTAATCCGGTCGTAGAAATCTTCCCGCGCCGGGTCGGTTCCCACCGGACGCAGCACATGTGCGTCAGCCGGAGTGATGTTTGGCATCTTCCGCCTCGCTGAGGAAATATTCCCTGGCCGCCTTCAGAGCATCCGCAGCCAGATTCGTCGCCAGTAAATTCCTTCTCGTCAGCAGCATGCTGGCTCTGCGCCGTTTTACTTCTTCCGGGTCCTTGGTGGCGCTCAAGAACTGGAGCAGCGTCCGCGCACCCGTAATGTCCAGACCGGAGACCAGCATGGCTGCCTGCCGGGCTTCTGTGCCGCGCATGCCGCGGGTGACATCGAGCGGAACCTGCTTGCTCAGCAGTTCCCACTTGGCCCGATCGACCAATCGCGTCATCAGATCGACCATGGCCGGGTCGAACGGTTCCAGCTGTCTGCGCACTGACCACCGCTTAGATCTCTTCAGTTCGTAGAAGACATCGGCGAACACGTGGTAGACGGCCAACGCGATGGGAACTTTGTTCACCCGCGGGAATGCCACGCAGGCACGTGTGAAAGCCAGCCGCATCTCCGCGGTCAGTTCTTCCTCGTAAGTCATGGCGTCAGCACCCGCGGGAACGGCTCGTACGGGCTCGGGTTGACCGGGGAAACCTGGTTGTTGGCCATCCACCGCAGTTCTGCCCGCCCCTGTTCCACGTGGTCATCGCATGTCCTGGCCATCACACCCTGCCCGTTCTTTCCGACAAAGTAATGCGTCGGCAGCTTGCGGCAGTAGTCGCAGCGCTTGGCCTTGGCCAGCCGCAGAGAAGTCCACCGGTTGCACACATCGTTGGGATCGATGGTCCCCTTGACCAAAGTGCATTCACCGTGTTCGTCGTCTCCGGAGATCCGGAACATCGAACAGGTTCCGCAGCGCCGCTCGGGGTCCTTAGCCGGTCGGTAGTCCACTTCCTTCTGGGATAGCTTCCCGGACTTCCCCACACGGGTGAACGCGCTCACATCATGCGGCTCGTATCCGGCGGAGGCTGGACCCTCTTTCACGAACTGCGAGGAATGCATCTCGTCCCACGCCCCGGTCTTCTTCGGAACATGTGCAACGTAGGCGAGCACATGGGTGTGTCCGAGCTTTTCTCCGGCAGTAAACCGGTGGTGGCCGTCCACAATTATTTTCTTACCCTTGGGCGGCTGCACCATGAGGATCGGCTTCATCTGGCCCGCGGCCATCTTCGCCTTGAAGCGTTCGACCTTCGCCGGTTCGTGGGTAGCGGCCCATTCGTCCCGGTCCTTGGTGCTCACGTCCTTGATGGGGACCGGGACCGGGCCTTCCACAACCGCGTGGTCCAACCACTTCATCGCCTTGACCGGGAAGTCGTGCGCGAGCTGCTTGATGAGCATCGACTTGGCGGTGTGCGGGTAATCCGCGTTGTGCTTGGCCACCGAAGTTGTCTTCTTACCGCCCGTGGACTTCGCCGGGCTGTTCTGCGCGGCCCGAACACCGATGGTAGCCCGGCGCTTCTGCGGGGGCAGCTTGGACTTCACCGGCCCTGTGGACTTCGTAGGGGCCTTGTTGGCGCTGCCGGGTGCCTTCCCGCCCGGACCGGTCGCCGCGCCCGCTGGCGTGCCTCCTGCGCCCGTCGTGGTGGCACCTGCGGCTGCCGCTCCTCCGGTCGGCGCGAACCTGCCCGGCTGGATGCTGCCCTGCCCGACCGGGATGACGCCTTCCGCAGCGGCGTCCTTTCCGGTGCGCTCTGCGATCTGCTCCTGCGATTCGGATTCCGCCAGCATCGTTTCGAGCTGCTGGGCTATGATGTCCTCTTCGATGCCCTCGTTCTTCTTGTTCTCCTCACGCACCGGAAGCTCGGCGAACTCGCGGATGTGGTTCTCCAGCCTGCTGTCCGGGAAGAGCTGGGCACCAGCACCGGCCAGAGCGGAGATCAGCGTGGCCAGATCGGTGAGGGTGGGCTTCTGCACAATGTCATGCCGCAGCTTGGGGTACGGCCCCTTGATTCCGTTCATCCGGAAGAGCCGGGGAATCGCCTCGTTGTTCAGCACGCTCTCGATGCTGTTGAGCCAGGTCTCCAACGCGGACTGGAACATGCTGGCCTTGGAAGTGGCCAGTGCATAGGAACCGGTGGAGCTGTCGTTCCCCAGAAGCAGGAAGTCGGCCAGAACCGTCATTGCGATACGGGATTCGTACCGGCTGATGATGGTGTCGGTGGGGAACTGCCGGGTGCCGCCGGAAGTCAGCAGCTTGAAGGTGTACAGCTCGTTGCCCGCGGCGTCGTATGCCTGCGGCCAGACGATGCCTTCTTGCTCATCGCGCCGGACGTTCTGCACCAGCTTGATGATGGACTGGACCATCGCCTTGTCGTCGTCGCTGGCGTTCTTGCCCAGCATCTCCGCGGGAACCGTGGCGATCGGGATACCGGCCAAGTCGCGCTCGACGCCAATGGCCTCGATTTCCTCGATCCGCTTGAGGAAGTACCACGCCCGGTAGGCGGTACGCAGAACGGAGACGCCTTCGGGGTTGTCCTTGCGCGAAGCGGTGCGGAAGTGCAGGGACTTGCCGATCGGCAGGTAGCGCTCGGAATAGTCCGGGGCCGGGCGCTGCCACATGCCGATGACTTTCCCGCTGTATGGGTCGAAGTCCCAGCGCCACCAGGATTCCTGGGATATCGGCATGAACCGGTCCCAGCCGATCATCCCATCGTTGAACTTCGAAGCGGTCCGGCCGTACTCGTCCACGACTTCGTTGAACCGCTGCTTGTACATGATCTCGAACCACGACCAGCCGAACGGCAGCATCGTGTTGATTTCCGAGATGAAGTCCGGCCAGGTCTGGCTCATGTCCTCCCGCACAGAGGCCAGGAACTCCGCATCCCTCTGCGCCTTGGGGCTCTGGTCTGCGGCCTCCTCGCGCCATGCCACCTTGCGCATGAACATGTCGATGGCGAACAGAACCGCACCGACCACCGAAGAGTTCTGGTGCATCTCCTGGTACACGTTGATGGCCTTGCGGCCGTGCAACTGCGGCAGAAGTTCTTCGTAGATGTAGCCGTAAGAGCGCTTCAGACCGCTCTGGCCGAGCTGGCTGAATTGCACGCCGCCAGCCGGGGCATGCTGCCTGCGTACTTTCACCCTAGCCACTGGTTCCTCAAATCTTCCAGGGAGACTGTTCCCGCGTCAGTGAGACGACGCCGGGGGCAACTCTCTCGTACTTCGTGCGACCGGCCCACGCCAGAGCGGTGGAGGCGATGGTGTCCGGTAGATGCGCCGTAGTGCCGACGTTGTAGAGGTCTTCCGGGGTTACGAAGCGGAAGTCGTCGTACATGGACTGGACCCGCGGGGCCAGAAGGTCTGCGTTCTCCACCGCCTGCACCACTTCGGTGACGATCTCGGAACGCACCCGGCCGTTCAGGCTGATCTCGATCAGGTCCCCGCGCCGCGCTCCCCTGGGGAACTCGATGTAGTCGTTGACCACGTTTCCGATACCGGTGGCGTCGCTGACTACTTTCCCGCCATACAGCTCCCAGCGCTTGTTCAGCCGCGCCACCATCACTGGCCATGCCCGGCGGTTTATCTTCTCGAATGCCGCCAGCTTCCACGGTAGAACCGTGGTGTCCCACGTCGTGATGACCGTGAAGTCCTTCTGCTTCGCCCAGTCCACCCCGGTGATGTAGTTGCGATCTGGCTGCGGCTTGATGAACTGGTAGTAATACCCTTCCTTACCGTCCACCACGTCCCATGCCGGGTCGAACATCTTCTCCACTGACGCCTCGTCAATGGCGCGTCCCTCAAAGTTCGGCTCCAGGATGTCGTATTCGTTCCGCCACATCTGGGCGGGGATTTCCATCCGCTTGCGCTCGACTTCTTCGGGGTCGAGCCACCCGTCCACCAGGTTTGAGGTCTCTTTGTAGCACCAGGTCCAGACCGGGAAACCCTTCTCCGCGAACTCCCTCTTGAAGTAGGTTACCGGGCCGTCCGGGTATGTGTGCGTGCTGGAGAAAACTGTGTTGGTCTCCACCACCTCACCGAGGTAGTTCGGCTTGCGCATCGGCTGACCCTGAGCCGCTTGGATAATGGCCAGTTCAGCTTCGTCGATCTCGTCGATCCGCAGCCGGGAAGGGTGCGGCCCACGAACAGAAGTCTGCGAGGCCATCAGGGTGCGAGCCTTGCCGCCGTTGCGCAGAAAGGTGTCGTACTTCGTCGGGTCCTTCAGCAGCAGGCTTTTCGGAGCACCGGGACGATTCCACAGTTCGACCATGGACTCGTGCACACGGGTGGCCTGCGCACCGGAGCCACCGAGGATGGAGACGAACGCACCGAGGTAGCTCAGCTCCATCATGCCGAGAAGTGACAGCGTGAACGTCTTTCCGGAGAAGCCACGGGAGCCGAGCCACATGGCCATGGGGTGCCGGGCAAAGTAGGCATCGGCGAATGCCTGGAACGGGGTGTCGTGATGCGGGCACACCTTGGTCTTCGGGATTTTCACGCCCCAGGTGCCCAGAACCGCAAACCACAGTTCTGTGTCGTTCCGCGGCGGTCTCTGGATGACGAACTGCTGGCTCACTTCTTACCGCCAGTTGCCCATCGGGCCGAGGTATTCTGCGGTCAGCAGGACTGAGTAAGCACCCACGGAAGCGTTTGCTCCTACTTTGGCCACCACATCAGTGTTCCCGTCCAGGGAAGCGATGAACGAGTACGGCCCGTACCCCATGGACACCGCAGCCACCGGAAGGACAACAGTGCTGCCCCCAACTACCAGAGAGATGTTGTTCGCGTCGTTCGCCCCGACACCCGCGCCGATTGTCGGATACACGTTGATCCGGTACTGACCCTTCTGCGTCAGAACAGTGTGGCTCAGCGTCGCGATGGCAGTTCCGGCAGCAGTAGCGCCAGGAACATTTCCAGGCTGAGTGAACGAAGAAATACTTCCAGCCACTTCTCCTCCTTCCAGACGGGGACAGACGCAGGCGGCCGTCACCGACCGTCTGACTCGATCTCGGGCCGCCTTTACGCCCGGAAATGGCAATCGACGCTTGACGCCTGCCCCCGGCACATCATAGACCACACCCGAAAATTAAACCATTGGGTCGGTGGATAAATAAAAAGTCAGCCGGACTTCCTGCGTCGTTCTGCCGACAACTTCTGGATCGCGTCCCGGATCTTCTTCATCAGATCCAAGACGTTCGGGTTCTTCGACCGCCGACCGTGAGCGGAAGTGGCCAGGTGGCGCAGGGCACGCTCGCGCTCAGAAGCCCCTGCGGGGGCCGTAGCCATCCGGGTGCGCAGATTGGGCCGCGGAGCCACGCTGCGGGGCACAGGGCGCTTCGTAGGCACCACGCGCTGCCCGGTAGGCGTCAGCCCGCGGCCCTTGGCCGCTCGCGACTGGTTACCCATGTCAGTTCGGCGTCTTGTTCGTGCGCTGCTTGGTCAGCTTCACGCGGATGGGCCGGATACGGGTGATTTTCTTGAGCTTCTGCTGCTTGGACGCAGCCGGGGGCTTGGTTGTCCGCTGCCTGCCGCTGCTGCCAGAACTCCCGTTGTTCCCGTTGCCGAAGTTGGGAAGCCCCAGGTTGGGGAATCCGTTCGGGAAACCACCGGGAAAACCGCGACGGCCACCGCGACCACCCTTGCCGCCCTGTCCGCCGTTCCTCTGGTTTCCTTCCCCGTTGCGGTTTCCACCGCGCCCGCCACGTCCTCCACGGCCACCTTCTCCACCGCGCCCGCCCACCACCGTGGGGTTCTTGCTGGCCTTGTCCGGGCGCTGGCGCACGCCGGACGCACTCAGGCCGCCGTTACCGCCCCTGCTTTGATTTCCCACTGCTCTTCCCGCCCTTCTGCGGAGCCGGGATCTGCTTGAAGTTCACCTTCTGCCGCCGCGCCTTCTGGCCCTTGGTTCGGTCCAATCGGCGAGCTGTGCGCGCGTTCTGCCCCATGGTGTCACCAATGCAATCTGTTTCCAATAGCCCTTCGCGGAGGCAGCTCGAAGTTCTCCGGGTCGTTGAAATAGTCCATGTAGTTCTCCAAGTCGGCCAGCATATGCTGCGACATGGGAACCAGGACAGGAACCTCTGCGTACTCTGAAGCGATGAAGCTCCTGTCCGATGCCAGGTTGTAGAACCGTCCACCGCTGTCCCGCAAGAACCTGCCCACATAGAACTTGTTCAGGCCGGGGAAGTAGTCAACTGCGTAGACCGTATCGTGGTTCACGCCGTTATGCTTCAGCCAGTCGTAGAACTCCTTGGGGTAGTGCAATATCTGGTCCGCATCCACCCGCAGCATGATGGCCGGGTACTTGCTATCCATCTTCCCGCCTCTTCTTGGAACGAACCTGCTTGGCCCCCACTGAAGAACCGTTGTCCAGCAGCTCACGCCGCCGCGCGGTGCGGTTGGCCACTCGGACAACTTCCGCGTCCAGCCCCGCGTATTCGACCACCTTGTCGGCGTCGGTGTGACCGTAGATGAGGATCTGGCCGAACCCGATTTTGTCCTCTGCCTGCTTCAGCAACCGGGCGGTGGTCCTGATCCGGTCCGGGTCGCCGCGAAGAGTCTGCACTTGAGCTGCAACCACCGGGGCTTCTTCCGGGATGCATTGCAGGCACAGGTCCAGGGCTTCATCACTGCCGCCGTACTGGATGTCCGGGATGACGTAGAGCCCGGCTTCCTGCCAGTACCGGCCGACATAGGCAGAACGTGCCGCCGCCCAGATCCAGGTGTAGATCGGCCAGTCCTGGTTCACCGAGAAGTTCGGCATGATGCAGGTGGTTATCCCGCAGTTCATGATTTTCTTGGTGTTCAGCGCCGGATCGTAGAACAGCCCCTCGAAGTGGAAGTCCTCCGTGTACAGGCTGAGGATGCTGCGCTCGAACGGGATGCCGCGGTTCCCGGTGTGCCACTGGGCCAGCCACCACTGGTCTTCGTCCGCGGCCCGGTCACCGTCGATCTCGATACCGGCCCAGATGTCCAGATGCTCGGGGAGCCTCTGCGGAATCATGTCCAGCCGCAGCTCCGGGATATCGAAGTCCGCGTTCGACTGAAAGAACACGTACTTGTTCAGGTCGGCCACGCCGTCGAGGTCTCCGGGGGCGTCCTCGATTTTGTCCACGCTGGCCAGTGGGTCGGTATTTATTTCCACCAACAGCTTGTTCAGTGTCTCGTCGTTGTACGTGGTTCCGACCAGATTCCCGACCGAAGACTTCTGGTCGTCCAGCAGCTTGGAGAGGATCTGCACGTCGTACGTGGCGTCGTCGGTGGAACCGTTGTCGGCCAGCACAATGGCACGGGCGCGGTCTTCGTCCACGTCCACCCACATGACGTTGATCCGCGTCCAGCCCAGCGAGCGAGCCGCCTTGGCGGTGTGGTTCCCAGCCAGGATCTCGTTCGGCCTGCCGGTATAGGTGCCGCGGTTCACCACGATGGGCTTGAACTGCCCGTTGTTCTTGAGGCTTTCCGCCACCTTCTCCACGTTCCCGCGCCGCGGGTTCTCGTGGTAATACTTCAGCCCTTTGAGCGCTACATCCTTCTCGAAGTTGCTGTAGCGTTCCGGGCTCTCTAGAAGGTCAAAAGCTGGATTCAGTTCTTCTGCGATGTGTGGCTCCGCAACCACCTCCGCTCTGAACTTCTTAACCCGCAGTGGCTTTGATGCCATGTCCGCTCCTGGTCAGAATTTTCTGCGCAAGACGCTGGTGCGCAGAACCGTAGCGGTTTATGGCGCAGGCGTCTATCAAGTCCTGGTCCCCTGCTGCCAGATCATACGCTTCGGGCCAGAATTCCTGCAACCAGGAACAAACTTCTTCCTTCTGGGCGTTTCCTTTTCCAACGACTTGTTTTTTCCACGAAGCGTTGTTCACCAGGTGCAGAACTGTTCCGGCGTTTTCTGCTGCGGCCATCACTGCCCCGCCCACCTGGGATTGCACGATGGTCGGATGCGGACTGCGGCCCACCACCGGAGCTTCCATATAGACCACGCCAGGGTTCTGCTGAAAAAACAAAAAAGCCTCCCGGTAGGCATGCCCGGCGGCCCGGTACACACCTACTGGGAGGCTTATCGTCTGGAGCAGTGGCGCTTTTCGCGTGCGGGGTAGTTCAGTCGTGCAGAAAGCCAGCTTCTTGGAACTCGGATCGATACCGATGATTAGCATCGGGCCATTCTACCGGGGCATGATGTTCAGCAGAACCATAGAGCTGTCCATGAGACCGAGCCTGTCTCTAGTTATGCGGATTTCGGGGTGACACTCTGTGACATCTACGTAGGCCAAGCCAGCTGGGGTTTGCTGAGCGATGAACGTGCGTCCACCTTCTTGGCGGAAGAACGGCCTAGCACTACGTTCCGTCATCATGACAGGCGGCACAGCCATGGCCTGACCGATGAGCTTGTTCATCTGCTCCATGGCATTGTCGATCGCGTCTTTGGGAATAGGCGGAACATCTACCGGTGGCAGATTGTCCGTTGGCGGCGACGGTCTGTCGTTCAGCTTCGCGATGTTCTCTTCGATGGTCTGCACTGGTGTCTTCTTCGCGCCGACCTTTTCCGCGAAGCTCTTGCGGACCATCTTCGTCTCGCACCCCAGGATCGGACACTTGAGCACGCCGGGCTCCGCAGGGGCCAGCTTCTCCTTATGCTCCGGGCAGGTCGGCAGCTCGCCTTTGTTCCGCTTGTTCACAACGTTGAAAGTTGTCGGTGGCACTGGGATCTCCTCTGGCAGCTGGAGGTCTGGTACTCCCAGCTCTCGCTTCATGTCACTGACCAACTTGATGACGTACTTCTCCTGAGAGTCAGGGCTCATCTGCTCGATAAACTCAACAGTTGACTCCCGAGTCGAGAAATTTCCGCCCGGTGCCCGCAGCGACACTCGGAAGACGTTTTTGCCGTTCGTGTACGCCTTAGTCTCCACCGTGAAGACGCATGGCTGGGCGTACTTGGCCACCCGGTTGAACTGCCGCATGGCGTCCTGGTACTCGATCGGCAGGCAGGAAATCTTGTCTTCGTCGGTGAGCACGTAACCAGGATTTATCCTGGTCATCGCCTCTTGCAGTTGGCGCATCTTCTGCACCACACTCGGGTCTTTCCAAATCTTCTGTGCGTCAGGCAACACTCTCCCTCCCGAGCTTTGCTTGCTCTGTTTCGACTGAGACTGCCGTGAGGCGGCGAGATCCGAGATCTGCTGCTTTAGCGGCAAGTTCCCGGAAGGATCTTAGTTCACCAGTTCGGAACTTGACCAGCGGACTCGATCGCTGGATTTGGCCATCTGCTTCCCCTCGCTGGATGAGGGCGTTTATTTCCGTCGCCCGAGCATAGAACATGTCCGCCGTTTCCATCAGGGCGAGTACTCCTTCCAGCGGGGCGTCCTTACGCCCCAGCAGGATGTCCATGTACTCGTCGATTTCTTCCCGCAATTCCTCAATACTCGGCAGGCCCTCACCCACCGGTATCACCCGGACCCGCTGCCCCGTGTAGCCCCGCAGAGGCACCGTACGCTTGATCCTTTTTACGGTGCGGGTCATACGCCACGCGGCCAGTGCCCGGAGCTTGCACAGGCTCCCAGGTCGGTTCCGAACGGGCACTTGTAGTACTCGCCGGACGAGTTGCGCTTGATGCACTCCGGAAGCATCGGGTGCAGCCTTCCCTTCTCCACGGCCAGGATCATCGCCGCGATATCCGTTCTTACTTCCTTGACTTCTTCCTCGTTGTACTCAAGAACGAACTCCGCGTGGTGCTGTTCGTTCTTGTGCTCATTGGTGACAGAGAAGACTTCGAAGCCGGTCAGGTACGACTGCATCGCGACCTGCTTGCGGGTCTTCTCGTCCGGTGTACCGGCTTTGTTCTGGGCGTCGAAGGAGAAGCTGATGCGCCCCTTGTGCTCCCAGCCGAAGCTGGCTCCGTCGAACCGGCCGCCCACCGCCACACCGATACCGTCCAGCGTGGCGCGTGCCAGACCGCTGCGGGACTTCACCGTAACTTCGATGCCGTCCACAATCTTCGCGGACAGCAGACCCACCTGCCAGCGCAGGTGAACCATGGTGCCGTTCTGGAAGATGCGTACCCCGCGCGGGTCTATCATGGGGAGCCGTGGCACGCCGAGGAAGGCGAGTTCCTGCCGACGTAGGCAGTACCCGGCCTGCGAGGCGGAGAAAGACCTGCGCCGGTCCCGCGGCGGTACTGTCATCAGCCGCATGACGTGCTCGAAGGTCTTTCGGTCCGCAGTCATCTCCGGATGCTGCAACAGCCATTGGTCATAGCGCGGGGTGACGATAAGACTTTCCACGTCTCGGTGCGCCTGTGAGTACTTCTGCATCTTGGGCTGGTAGACCCGCGGCTTGTATCCGCGGGTGGCAGCGGCAACGCGCATCAGAAACCGACTCTCACATAGGCACCGAACTTGTCCCGGTACTGCCGGGCTACCCGGATGGCATCCTGCTTGGTGTCGTACCCGTACTTTGCTGTCTTCGCCGCGATCCGGCCGGTGTCCATGTCCCAGACGAAGTACCGGCCAGCTTGGAAGTAACTTCTCCTACCGCGGACCCAACCCTTGCCGACGCAGAACCTTATAACCAGACGCTCTTGGTTCTTGAACACCCGATACGCCTTCGGGCCGATGTCCACCCGCGGGCTCACCGGCATCTCGGGCTTCCTGTTGTAATTGGCGGATGTACTGGAGACGACGGTAGTCGTCCCCGTTGCCGGAGTGGCGACGCGGACATTCCCGGGCCGAACACTCGTGGAGACCGACCCGTTCGACTTCACCGGGGTCAGCGAGCGCCGGATTCGCAGTGTAGCCGTACCGGCCGCCCTCGCCCCACGCCGAGCGGTACCAGTGAGTGCTTTGCTGCGGGTATCGCTCATCTTCATTCCTCACGGATCTCGTAGCTCCTGCGGGGAACAATCCGGCATTCCAATGTCAGATCAGGGAACTGAACCACCAGCATCCCCTGCCGTCCGCGGCGGCCTGCTTCTTTCCGCAGCCGTTTCAGATAAGTGACATCCAGCCGGAAGGACTTCGCTGCGTCCTTTACTTCGATGACTTCACTCTCAGTCGAGCCGTCGAACGGGATGGAACCCGCGCCGCTGTTCGGGTGGGCTTTCGCGTTATAACGACTGAGGACTTTGGCTTCGGTGCGACGACCTTCTTGTTGTCGCGTGGGGCGTCGCCAGCGAACTGTACGCCCTCCACCTTGCCCGCCAGCATCGTCTTGAGGGCTGCCAGATCCACGCTGCCACGGAACTGTTCTGCCGTCATCTTCTTTCCGTTCCCGCGCCACCAGCGCCCCCTCTCGTAGCCGATGAGCCCTTCGGACAGGGCGATGTTCGCCAGGTATTCCCAGTCGTCGATGGACCCGGTTGCGTGGCTGAACGTGAATGTGGTCTCCCGGTGCGGGGCGTTGAGCTTGGACTTGGCCAGCACCGCGCGGATCTGCTGGCCGGTGGTCTGCTTGAGGACTTTCTTCACCGGTTTGCCGTCCGCGTTCGGCAGGTACACCGCGATGTCAGACTTCACCTTCGCGCCCTTGTACAGGCCGACGATGTACGAGGAGTAGAACGGGAGCGCCTTGCCGCCGGGAATGCTTTCAGGGTTTCCGAACATGACCCCGATGTTCACCCGCGTCTGGTTGATCCAGATGACCGCGGTCTTCTTGTTGACGGCGGTCAGCTTGCGCATGGCCTTGCTCATCAGCGCAGCCTGCCGGGCCATCTGCGTCTTCTCTTCCATCGACTGCTGCTGTTCCACCTGCGGCAGGGTGGCGGCAACCGAGTCGAACACGATGAGGTCCACGCCGCCGCGGATGAGAGATTCTGCCATGTCGATAGCTTTCTCTCCGGTGGAAATCTTGTCGTACGGCGGCATGATGAGGTCGTCCAGATTCACCCCGAGGCTCTTGGCCCACGCCGGGTCGAATGCGTGCTCGGTATCGATGAGGGCTGCGATCAGTCCGCGCTTCTGGGCGGAAGCGATGGCGCACAACCCCACGTAGGACTTCAGCGTTGAGTAGTCCCCGTGGAACATGACGAACCGGCCGAACGGAATTCCACCCTGAAGCAGGTGGTCTATCGGGGATAGCCCGGTGGGCAGCAGCTTAACTTCCCACCGTGGATCGGATGCCGGAACCATGGTGCCCGCGCCGAACTGCTGATTGATGAACGCCATCAACTCTTTCGCAGTCGAGCGTTCCTCAGCCGGTGTGTTCACCACAACGCTTTTCCTCTCGGGAAGCCTTGGCCATGTGCCCTACATCACCGACGGCTATCGCATCTTCAGGAGATATCCAGACATTGTACAAGGAATCTCCCGAGTCAATCATCAGAAGAATCCTGTCCGTCTTCTTGTCATGCTGCAACTGAACTCTGGTTTTCCATGCCATCAATCATTCGCCCCCACGCCGAGAGATTCCAACGCTCCCGCCTCCTTCAGCGCCTTCATGATTCCGGTCCACCCACCGCGCGGGGTGCCGTCCCGCTTCGTCTTGCCGTCCACCAGGTCGAGGTACTGCTGCCGACCGGTCAGGACGCGCGCAGGCAGCCGCTCCGCCAGGTCTCGCACACTGTCGAAGGGCCGCTCCTGCCGGGCCGCCACAATGGCTGCTGCGGCCATCCGCACGCCCTTGATGGAGGACAGCCCCTTCTTGATGGCGTTGTGCTTCTTGTCCATCGTCCAGTGCTGGCCGGAGAGCGTCACGTCCGGCGGAAGGATGCGGATTTTCATCCGCCGCGCCTCGCGGACGTAGATGGCTTCCTTGTCCACTTTCCCAGTCGCCTTGCCCGCGACGCTTTCCAGCACTGCGGTCATGTACTCCAGCGGATAGTGTACCTTCATGTACCCCGCACGGTAAGAGCGCACGCCATAGCCGGTGGAATGAGCCTGATTGAACCCGTACTTGACATACCCCTCGATGTAGTGCCAAGCGCCCTCTTTGTCTGTGATGCCATTGCGGTCGCAGATCTCGTCCCACGTCTTGCGGACCTCCATGGCCCGCTCGATGTTTCGCTCGGTGGACCCCTTGCCGGAGTCCTTCACGATTTTGAAGAAGGCGTTGATTCCCGCGTAGTCGAGTCCGAGTCCGCGCATGATCTGGAGGACTTGCTCTTGGAAAAGGACGCATCCGTAAGTGGACCGTAGCGCTTTTTCAAAGGCAGGGTGAGGATAACGCAGATTGCTCCGTAGCACCGTCGAGTTACGTCGCTTGAGATACAGTTCCGTGACTCCGGAGTCAATACAGGCTGGGCGGAATAGAGCACCGGCCAGGATGCAGTCGTTGGTGTTCCGGATACCCAGAGACCGTGCACCCTTCGCCATCGCGTAGCCCTCGAACTGGAAGACGGCATTGTTCATCTGTCCTCTCGACAGTTCGGTGCAAGTGGCCGGATCATCCATGGGAATCCAGGAGAAGTCGGTCTTGTCCCGTCGTCCGATCAACTCGTTGCACCGGGCCATGACCCACAACGTGCGCTGGCCGAGAATGTCATCCTTCAGGTAACCCAGCTTCTCCACGTCGTCCATGGTGAACTGGCTGACCACTGCGTCACTGCTGGGCACCAGCATGGTGGGAACGTAGTCAGAGATTCTGTGCTCCGCGCCGTTGAGCAGCAGCCCGGCCGCGTGCACACCGTAGGACTTGTTCACCGGGAGCTTGGCCAGCCGCCGGATACCGGTGTAGTCCTTCTTGTTGATGTGCTTGATTTCCGCGATGGTGTCGATGCCCTTGCCGAACCGGTCCGCGAACTGCGCCGGGGTCATCCGGGAACGCATGTAGGCGTTGTAGGAGACCAGAACCGAGCCCTTGTCGTCGTCGTCCCGCGCGCCGAGCACCGAATAGTTCCCGATGGAGATGGCCCCATACTTGCTGCGAATGTACTCCACCAATTCCCCGCGGCGCACGTCTTCGATGTCGATGTCGATGTCCGGCGGCTTCTGCCGGTCCAGCGACAGGAACCGCTCGAACGTCAGCCCCCACTGCAACGGGTCGATTTGGGTGATGCCGAGCAGATAGCAGACCAGCGAGGCGTTCGCGCTACCGCGGGCCTCGATGACGATCTGCTTCTTTCCGCAGAACTTCACCAGGTCGAGTACATGCAGGAAATAATCCGCATACCCGAGCTGCTTTATGATGCCCAGCTCGTAGACAACCCGATCCCGATAGCGCCGGAAGACGGCTACCTCGCCCTCTCCGCGCTTAGGCTCCAGCCGGTCGCCGTCCGCCAGCCGGTCCAGGGAGCGCATACACAGCCGCTCCAGGTCCGTCTGCGGCGTCTTGGACATCTTGGGCACGTAGGGCTTGTAGGCGTCCAGAGCGGGCATCTGGAGCCGGTGCAGGGCCAGCACCGCCGCATGCCCCTCCTCGGAGCGCTGCCACTGCTTCGCGGTGTAGTGCTGCTCCATCCATCCCGTTGAAGCGAAGTGGTAGCTGTCGCCAGGAAACCCCTCCATGTCGCCGGGTAGGATGCGCTTCATGGTGTCGTGCGCGGGCTTG